CAAGAGTGGTGAGTATTTAAGATTGCGCACATTAGAAAGTACATGGATCCGGGGGCGATTAAAAATGTGGGGTTGTTGGGCTGCATTTAGTAAATCACCGCAAGCCTCTGGTATTTTTCAGCGATTATTATCAGACCCAAAAATCACAAAGAAAGCCCTCAAAGATGCTATGCGAAGAATGAAAAAATCAGGGCTATCAGAAGAAACCTTACAGCTTTTCTTGGAGGAGTACCAAAATAAGAAAACACTTAGCAATATGTGGTTCTGTAGTGATATTGAAGGTGGAAAAATGGACAAGGTCATTTGTGCTGTTTTCGAAAAAGATCAAGGATTATTAGAAATACTGAAACAGTATTATGTATATAAAAAATCATATTTCGGCATAGCGTTAGAGCTACATGAAAAGCACCCTTCAATGTCACTATCGACTTATAGGAGACGAGTTAAAACATGGTTATCTATTGCTGAATTTATGCTCTATTGGCCTATGTGTGATGAGTTTGACAGAAAGCATCATTATTCATGAATAAATGATTGACTTTTTGAACAATGAAGTTATAGTTTTCGTATATGCTGCGTAGAGCTTTAAACGCAAAGCAGGAAACGAATTTAAGGCCTCGCTAATTGCGGGGCTTTTTTACATGGGATTTAGGATGGATTTAATAGGGTTGCAGGAATTATTTGAAAGACAGATAAAAAGAAAAGTGAAGTCTATTGACCTGAGCAGGGAGCGTGACTCTACTTTCAGATTCCTTGTAGAGCGTGAAACTATCTCTAAATATTCAGATCCGGGCACTCAATTACTTTGGGAGATTTATTATGCAGGCGCTAACGATGCTAAGAAAAAAATGAAAATAAATCTTCCTAACCTTAAAGAAAAGCCAGAAAATTTTTATGATGCCGGTTACAACGAGGGCATTAAAGATTGCAAAAAGCATTTAATTGCACTGCAATTCACTGTTGTAGATAAGTAAGTACTGATATACCTATAAAAGCCAGCCATAGAGCTGGTTTTTTTGTATCTAAAACAGATAAGGCTTGCTGTTTCCTTTGTTCAGAGTTACATGTGTGTTCACGACCAATAACTGACCAAAGGTATTAAAATATCATGTTAAAACATAGTGATATGACAGAAGAGGCAAGACTTGTTTTTGAAGTTGTTCCGCATACGAAAGAGGTAACTGTTGGCGAAGTTGCACAGTTTACTTATTTAACTGAGCCACGTTGTCAATTGATATTAACTCAGTTGGCGATGGCGGGGCTAATCAAAGAAAACATCAAAGAAAACACATTTCAAAATATCTAATACTGTGAAAATGGGCGACTGTAAAAGTGTTGGTAGCACCTTTACAGTCATTCACCCGTTCTGGTAGATCACGGACAAACTAAAGCCCACTGCTTATGTGCACAAAGCATAGTGAGCTTATCAAAAAAGGTTCTCCTGATCTATGAAAAATACTGTGAATTTAAACAGTGTAAATTTAGTCAATGATGACTCACTCAGCTATATAAAAACACTTCCCGATAATTGTATTGACTTAATCGCAACTGACCCGCCTTACTTTCAGGTGAAGTCTTGTAGTTGGGATAATCAGTGGGAAAACGTAACATCATATTTATCTTGGCTTGATGAAATGCTTGCGGAATTTTGGCGAGTATTAAAGCCTAACGGTAGCCTTTATATCTTTTGCGGTTCGAAACTAGCGTCAGATACAGAATTACTCGTTCGTGAAAGATTTAATATTCTAAGTCACATTGTATGGGCTAAACCATCAGGGCCTTGGCGTAGGGCATGTAAAGCTGATTTACGCAGTTTCTTTCCAAGCACTGAAAGAATTTTATTTGCTGAACATTATCAAAGTCCACACAAGGGCAAAAGTAGTGCTTATCTTCAGCAATGCAAAGCGCTTAAAGAAAATGTATTTAAGCCTTTAATTGAGTATTTTAAATCTGCACGTGAATCGTTAGGAATAACAGCAAAAGAAATAAAACAGGCCACAGGTAAACAAATGGCTTCACACTGGTTTAGTTACAGTCAATGGCAACTACCGAGTGAGTCTGACTACAAAAAACTGCAGGAGCTGTTTCATCGCGTAGCAAGTGAAAAGTTTAGTAGTAATCCTTTAAATCGTGATCATACTGATTTGATAGAGGTGCAGTCTTCTCTTAGTCGAGAGTACCAAGAGCTTGCTGAACAATATCAATTATTACGTCGTCCTTTTTCTGTCACCGTTGATGTTCCTTACACCGATGTGTGGACGTATCCACCTGTGCAATATTACGCAGGTAAACACCCTTGTGAAAAGCCAGCAGAGATGATGGAACACATTATTCGCTCAAGCAGTCGCGAAGGTGATCTGGTTGCTGATTTCTTTATGGGGTCAGGTGCAGCACTAAAATCCGCATTAAAGTTAAATCGTCGAGTTCTTGGAGTTGAACTTGAGAAAGAGCGATTTGAACAAACAAAAGAGGAAATAAATAACATGAAGTCATAAAGCGGATTGGCCGTATTTTACATGCTGATGTCATGATTCAGCCCCGAGTCTCCTAGTAAAGAGCCAGCTTTGCATCTGGTAAGGGTTAATAAGAAAAGAAGCACCGGTAACGAAGCATGAAAGTCAATCGTGCACTGGTTAGATCCCTCAGGGAGCAGAGCCGAACTGGGGTTATAAACTCAAGGGCATGAGCGTGGCCACTACGAGAGTGTGGTGAAATTTCATTTCCCATAATACAAACAACTCGGACACTCCGTAGGGGGTGTATATGCGCATGGACAAATTAACCAATGCTACCTACGGAACGGCTGGCTTAACTGCCTTTTTTGCAAGTCTCTCATTGTATGAATGGGGCTTTGTAATAGGGATGGGATTTAGCATGCTTCTTGGATTAGCAACTTATCTGATGACACGGCGAGAACAGCGAAAACGAACAGCATTATTTGCTGAATTGGTTCATCGAAATTGTTCTAGTGATCCGCGAGAAATCGAAAAAATAGTCGGTGAGATGCTGACTAAAGCTAAAAAGGACATCTAATGAACCTAAAACAAAAAGTGACAGCTGTTGCGAGTGCTGGCGCTGTAAGTATTGCACTAACAGTGATTGGCTATTTTGAGGGCGTGCGTTATGAACCTTACCGCGATGTTGCTGGAATTCTGACGGTTTGTTATGGCCATACTGGAAACGACATCATTCAAGGTAAGACTTATACACAACAAGAGTGTGACGAATTACTGCAGAAAGACTTTATCAGAACGCAACAGCAAGTTGATATCCTGGTTAAAGTGCCGGTCGATGATAAAACAAAAGCCTCTCTATATTCCTTTGCTTTTAATGTCGGTACCACAGCTTTTGCTCGTTCTACGTTGCTAAAGAAATTAAACGCAGGTGATCAGTATGGCGCTTGTGAAGAAATGAAGCGCTGGGTTTATGCTGGTGGAAAGGTATGGCGAGGGCTAGTCAGTCGTAGAGATGCGGAGTCAGCACTATGTCATGGAAACCTTTAATTATCGTTATCAGCTTTATCCTCGTATTACTCATCACGGTCGCTGGTGGTATTTATATCTCAATTGATAATTCATGTGTTAAAGACAAAGCAAGCTTAGAAAAGCGCTGTCAGATAGCTCTCTCTCATTATCGGTACTAATTATGAAGTATTGGAAATTTTACATTGTCGTTGTGATGGTGGGGATTGTTGCTGGTGGTTGTGCGCTGATTAATGCACAAACTAAAAGAATTAACATACTGACAGAAAAGAACAAAGAACTTACAGCCACACTCGAAGAGCAAAAGGCTATCAATACTGATTATCAAGTACGTATAGAGCGACTCAATCAGCTTGATATAAGGCACACACAGGAGCTTGTTAATGCAAAGAATAAAATTGATCGCTTGCGTGATCTTAGCGAGCGTAATCCTGAGCGGGTGTACATCAAAGCTGAGTGTCCAAAATCAGAAGGCGCTACCACCTCCGGCGTGGCTAATGCAACCACCGCCCGACCTACTGACACCGCTATCCGAAATTATTGGTTACTCCGAGATCGAATTACAGAGTCAGAGCAGATGATAAAAGGGCTACAGGGCTATATTAGAATGGAGTGCTTAAATACTAAATAGCCCTATACCCGATATACATGAATGGGAAAGTTATTTTTTTACTTTCGTATATAGCATTACTTTATGGTGGGTAGTGTCACCTACTATAAAAATAAAATGCTCAATTTCAGTAATAATAAGGTGAGGAGATAGACCCTCTTCCTGTTTGATAGAGTGGCCATTTATAGTGTCACCAACACTAAATGACATGAACGGTTCGGTACTTTCAAACGAGTCAGCAACACAAGAGCTATCGTCAGGGTCTCTGATTTCTAGATAATATTTCATTCCTAATCCTCTTATACATATTTACCTGAGAAGTAATCATATTCTACCGTTAGGTACATGTCGAACCAAAGTAACCCATCACAAAGCCTATTTTAACGAATGGGCTTTTTAATAGGCTAAGGAGATAAACATAATGGCAAAACCGGATTGGGGGATGCTACAACAACAGTTCCTCGCCGAACATGCTATAACAGGAATATCCCCTAAAGAGTGGTGTGAATCGCAAGGACTAAACTATTCAACAGCACGACGATACATCAAAATATCCAGTGCGCAGAATGCGCAAAAAACTGCGCACAAGAAATTGCGCACTGCGCAGAAAAAAGAATGCGCAAAAGAGCCAATGCGCAAGAGTGATATACCCGATGCGCAGAGTAATGAATCAAGTAATGCGCACGATAATGAAAACACCTTTAGTCTGCGCAATTACGGGCTTACTGAGTTACAGGCTAAATTCGTTAATGAATACCTTATTGACCTAAATAGGACTGCTGCATATAAGCGTGCTGGTGGTAAATGTGAAGGAAATACGGCATACGCAAGCGCAAGTCGGATGTATAGAAATGTTAAGGTTAATCGGGCAATCACTGATGCATTAGCCGAACGGGAACGCAGAACAGAGATAACCCAAGATGCTGTATTAAAAATATGGTGGGATATCGCAACGGCAGACGTTAACGAGCTGACCGAATATCGACGCTTATGTTGCCGTCATTGTTGGGGCTTTGGTTTCAATTACCAATGGCGTGATTCGATAGAGTTTGAAGACGCTATTAAGAAAGCGCTTACAGCCAATAAACCGCCTCCACAAGATGTGGGTGGCTACGGTTACGATGAAACATTAGATCCAAATCCTGATTGCCCTCGTTGTAACGGTGCCGGTATTGGCCGTGCGTACTTTCATGATACGCGTGATTTAACAGGGCCAGCTCGTCGAGTATTTGCTGGCGTGAAAGAAGGGAAGTTT